CAGCGCTGTGCCGATGGCCGACATCGAAGCGCAGCAGAACCAGATCGCCGAGATGCAGAAGCGGATGGGCGCGCTGCAGGACAGCTACAACGCCCTGAAGGACAGCCAGGTGCCCGGCCTGCAGCCGATGGGCCAGCCCGAGATGCCCAAGAGCAAGAAGGACATGCTCGCGTCCAACGAGTACGTCCGCGCCTTCTGCTACGCGATCCGCAACGGCGTAACCCGGAAAAACGGCCGTGGCAACGAAAACGTGAAGATCCTGTTCGATGCCCTGAGCGAAGGCGGCGGCGATCCCGTTGGCACTGACGGCGGCTTCCTGGTGCCTGTTGACATCGACAACACCATCCACGAGATCAAGCGCGAGCTGCTCCCGCTGAGCGACCTGTTCAACGTGGAGAGCGTGAGCGCTCCCACCGGATGGCGCCCGATCGACACCGCGCCCAGCACTCCCATGCCGGAGATCGACGAAATGGGCACCGTGCCGAACAACAGCGACCAGCCCGCCTTTGGCAAGGTGAACTACGCCCTGGCCAAGCGCGGCCTGCGGATCCCGATTTCCAACGAACTGATGGCCGACGAAGATGCCAACCTGATGGCATACCTTGGCCGCTGGTTCGCGAAGAAACTGGTGATCACCGAGAACTATCTGCTGCTTGCAGCGCTGGGCACCCCCAGCACCGCCCTCACCAGCGGATCCATCACCGCCGAAGGCGCGATCAAGACGATCCTGAACAAGAGCCTGGATCCCGCGATCAGCGCCGCAGCCGTGGTTATTACCAACCAGACCGGCTTTGACTGCCTGGACCAGCTGGTGGACGATACCGGCCGCGGCCTGCTGCAGCCTGATCCCACCAACGCGACCCAGAAGAAGATCTTCGGCCGCAACATCCGCGTGATGTCTGACGCGCAGCTGCCGAACCTCTCCACGAACACCTACGCGCCGTTCTACATCGGCGACATGAAGGAGTTCGCGACCCTGTTCCACAAGGGTACCTTCGAAGTGGCCAGCACCGACATCGGCGGCGACGCCTGGGTGAAGGACCTGACCGAAGTGCGCGGCATCGCCCGCCTGGGTGTGAGCAAGTTCGACACCGCCGCGGTGGTGGCCCGCAAGCTCGCCCTGACCTGATGAGAAGCGGGGACGGGTTCGCCCCGTCCCCTTCCTTTTGCTGACATTTGAAAGAAGGAGGACATCAAAATGGCAAAGAGCGATAACACCAAAGCCCTGGAAGCGATCGCGGAGAAGCTGGTGGGCGTGAGCGTGACCGAGCTGCCCGCCGTGAGCGCCAGCGACAACGGCAAGGTGCTGATGGTGGTGGACGGCGCCTGGGCCGTGGCTGAGCTGCCGGCGGACGCCAGCGCTGAAACCACCAGCGCGGCGACGGAAACCGTGAGCGGTACCTGATAAGGAGGCGCCCGGATGCGGATTAACGAGCATTTTGAAGAGCTTGAAAAGCGGATAAAAAAGCTCGAAAAGGAAGTGGCCGAGCTGAAGGGCGGCAAGACCGCGAAAGCAGCGGCGAAAACCGCGAAGACTGAGAAGCAGGCCACCGGAAAGTAAGGAGTTGAGACCATGGCCGAGACAAGAAACGACATCCTGGACAAGGTGCGCCGGTTTGCCGGAGCGGATCCGGAAGCGGAAGACACCGTGCTGGAGATGTGCTACCGCGCGGCCGTGGAGTGGTACAGGGGGGCCGGGGTGGAGCCCAGCAACAGCGAGCTGTACACCTTCTGGGTGTGCAACCTGGCCGCCTGGATGTATGACAACCGCGGCAACGCGGACGCGAACGCGAACATCCCGGCCTACATCGTGACCAGCGTGCACCAGCTGAGAAAGCCCGGAGGTGACGCGGATGGCGATTAAAGCCGGAGATCTGCGGCACCCGGTGCAGTTGTACCAGCCGCAGAGCGCAAAGGACAGCCGGCGGACCACCAGCTGGGTGCTGAAGGCCCGGGTGTACGCCGCGAAGAGCGACGTGAGCGGGCGGGAATTTTTCCAGGCCCACGCGGTGAACGCCGAGGACATCGTGACCTTCACGATCCGGTGGCGGGACGACATTGACACGACCTGGCGGCTGAAGCACGGGGCCCAGGAGTACAACATCCTGGAGGTGAACCACCTGGGCTACATGCGGGACTACATAAGGCTGAAGTGCCGGCGCGTGACGGGCGGGGGTGTGTAAGGAATGACGGAAGAGATCTACAGCGGGGACGAGCTGGTGGAAACCGTTGAGACGGAAACCATTGAGACCGCGGAAGACTTCGACCTGATTGACGAGCTGATCGACGCCCTGAACGCCGGCGTGGAAGACATCACCTTCAGCCGGGACGTGCTGGAGACCAACCGGCCGGAAGACTGGGGAGCGCTGGAACTGACCGGCGACGACAACTGCGACTGGGCCGACGGCGGAATGGTGGAACAGGAGGTCGGCGCGGACCTGTGGGTCTGCGTGAGCGACAAGGGAAGCCGGACCAAGCGGCAGGTGCAGAAGGTGCTGCGTGACTTCGCGAAGGAGCACGGAAGCGACATGGGCTGGCGGTTTAAGGCGCGGAACTACCTGTATGACCTGGAAAAGGTGATGTGGCGGTGGACCATCTACCTGATGTGCCCGCTGGCCGAGGAAGAGCCGGAGGAGGAAGACAGTGGCACGGTTTAGCGTGGACGGATTTGAGATCCAGGAAGCGCGGCTGAACAAGCTGGGACGGACGACGCTGCGGGCCGTGGTGGAGGCCGGGGCGAAGGCCGCCGAAAAGGTGATGGCAGACGCCACAACCCAGTACAGCCACACCCGGAACCGGGACATGCTGGACAGTATCGGCAACAACGGGATCCGGGAATACTACGGCGGGGCCAGCACGGAGGTCTATCCCCAGGGAGACGACCGGAAGGGCGTGAGGAACGCCACGAAGGCCTACGTGATCAACTACGGCAAGGGGCAGCGGCCGCTGACCAAGTGGCCGAGGAAGCGCCCGAAGATCAACAAGACCGGAGACAAATTCATCACAGGAAACGAGGGCAAGACGGAGCAGGCCGTGGTGGAAGCCATGCAGGCCGAGAGCGACCGGCTGCTATCGGAAATCTGACAAGAGGAGGAAAAAGCGAATGGCAAAGGTAACATGCGCTCGGTTCACCTTCGCGGGGATCACCAGCGGCGGCGATGGCAGCGCGATGGTCTACCACGACGGGATGATGCTGGACGATTACCTGGCGAAGGTGGACATCACCGAAGACAGGACGAACGACGCGGAATACGCGGACGGCAACAAGATCGACAGCGAAGCGATCGCCACCGGCGCCCACATGGCGCTGGAACTGGTGAACAACAACGACGACATCCGGACCGGCGTGCTGGGCTACGCGGAAGGCAGCGACGGCGAGCTGCTGCTGACCAGCAACGACGCCCCCTACGTTGGCGCCGGCGTGCTGATGGCGAACCGGTTCAAGGGAACCATCACCTGGGAGGGCTACTGGTTCTACAAGATCAAGTTTGCCACCAGCGGGATCAGCGCCGAGACCCGGCGCGACCGCACCAGCTGGCAGCACGAGACCATCAACGGCGACGCGGTGGACGTGATCCTGACGGAGAACGGCGACGCGATCTACTACGCCTACAAGGGCGGCATGACCGAGAGCGCGGCCATCGCCTGGCTGAAGGGCCACGCCCAGATCAGCGAGAGCGCGGATCCGAGCGAAGAGACCACGAGCGCGGCGACGGAAACAACCAGCGGCACCTGATGAAGACAGGCCGGAGGGCTTCGGCCTTCCGGCCGTTTTTTTCGATTTTGGCAGTGAAAAAGTGAAGAGTTGCCTGCGAAAGAGGCAGAAAGGACAGGAAAAGAAAATGGAACTGTACACGGAAAAGATGAAGAAGCAGGGCCAGCCGGCGGGAAAGCCGGAAGTGGAGCTGAACGGCACACTGTACAAACTGCGGTTTGACCTGCAGGCGCTGGAGCAGATCGAGGCGGAATTCGGCGGGCTTCGGGAAGCCTTCCAGGCGCTGCGGGGCGGCGGCATGGTGAAGGCGGTGAAAAAGCTGTTTGCGATCCTGGCGAACAGCCAGAGGGACTACGAGGACAAGCCCATGGACGTGACGGAAGACACGGTGGGCAGGCACACCGGGATGGCGAAGCTGGTGGAGATCAGCGCAGCGATCCAGGCGGCGGTGGAAAAGGGCATGGAAAGCGAGACGAACGGCGGAGAGGCGGACGACGAAGAGCACGACGCCCTGGCCGAGATATATGACGAAAAAAACGGGTGAGCCGGCGGCCGACGCGGGCCCGGGAGTATTACGGGTACGCGCTGATCGCCGGGGTGCAGGCACGGGAAGCCAGGCGGATGACGCCGGGCTGGGTGCGGGATATGTACAAGATCCGGATGGACTATGACCTGCAGATTAACTGGGGGAAGAGCATCCGGAAGATGACATGACAAGGCGGTTACATGAAAAGATCCGGATCCGGATTCGATCATGTAACCCGTTTTTTGTGAGGTGAGGAACGTGGCGAAAGAGATCAAACAGAAGATCGTGCTGGACGGCGAGAAGGAATACAGCGCGGCGATCAAAGAGGCGCAGCGGAACCTGAAGACCCTGCGGAGCGAGCTGAAAGCCGAGACCGCGGAGCTGGGCCGGAACGCCACGGAACAGCAGAAGGCCGAGACGAGGCGCAAGAACCTGCAGAAAAGCATCAAGGAGCAGGAGAAGATCGTCAAGACCTACCAGAAGGCCCTGGAAGAGGTCCGGGAAAAATACGCGGACAACGAGGACGAGGTTCAGAAGTGGGAACAGAAGCTGAATAACGCCCGGGCCACGCTGGGGAACATGCGGAACGACCTGGAAGGCCTGGGGGAAGGCTTCAAGAAGGCGGAGCGGGACGCCCAGATGGGCACTGTGGCAGCGAAGAGCTTCGCCGACAGCATCGGGAAGATCGCGGACGCGGGCGAGGCGGTTTCCAGCGGAATCGAAAACCTGTTCCGGGGCATGGTGGACACGGTGCGCGGCGCCATATCCGAGGTATGGGCCGACATGGTGGACCTGGCCGGACGGGCGAACAGCTGGGTGGACCTGGCGGGCTTCTGGAACACGGACGCGGCCACCATCCAGAAATGGACCCACGCGGTGGAAGGCGCCCACAACAGCTTTGACGACCTGAACAACGCGGTGACCCGGATCAACATGGGCGACCAGAAGAAGATCGCCGAGGCGACGCTGGTGAGCAGCGAGCAGTTCAGCGACCGGTGGGCCTACGCGATGGCGGTGATGGACAGCCTGGCCGCGATGGACTACGAAAGCCGGCTGAACGCGGCGGGCGAGGTCTTCGGAGAGAAGCGGGCCACGAAGGTGATGGACCTGCTGAACGACTGGACGACGATCCGGGACAACCTGGAGCGGTTTGAAGGCCTGGGGATGACGGAAGAGCAGATCGGCGAGATGAGCAGCCTGGCCGAGAAGATCGACCTGCTGAAGGAAACGTGGAAGGCCTTCCTGGACAGCTTTGAGGCGACCCACATGGGGAGCCTGACGCTGGACCTGGTGGGGAACGCGCAGCGGATCCTGGACGACCTGATCAAGTACCTGGACAGCGGGGACGACCAGGACCTGGCGCAGCTGGAAAAGGACATCGGCGACTTCTTCGACCGGATCGTGGTGGCGATCGAGGCCGCAGCGGCGAAGCTGGACGAGGCCGGAAAGAAGCTGGAGCAGAGCGACAACGGGATCGTGAGGACGATCGGGAAGGCCATGCAGGACCTGGCCGGGGCGCTGCAGTGGATCAGCGAGGAAGGGAACATCGACAAGGTGATCACCGGGTTTGAGGTGCTGGCAGCCTTCTGGCTGGTTGGCAAGGGCGCCAGCCTGATCGCCAAGATCGCCGAATTTGCGGCGAACCTGAAGGTGATGCAGGGGTTCAACGCGGCGGGGGCAGCTGCCAACGCGGCGGGCGGAGCGGCTGGGATGGCCGGAAGCCTGGGGGCGAGCATCGCGAGCGCCCTGACGAACGTGGTGCTGCCGGTGAGCCTGGCGGCGATCCTGTGCTACCCGATCCTGGACGAGCTGATCAACGGGAAGGCGAAACGCGAAAAGGCGGAAGCCGACGCGAAGAAGATCAACGAGGTGGGCGAGGCGCTGAAAAACGCCGGCGTCACGCCGACCGCGGAACAGACCCGGGACGCCGGGCGCGGCATCCTGGAATACATCTTCACCGGGAAGACCCCGAGCCTGGACAAATACAAGAGCGGGGAAACGGTGGAGGAAGCGGTTGCCGCCCTGAGCGGGGCGCCGGTGGTAAACATCGAAGGCGCTGGACCCAGCAGCCCGGTCCGCACGGCGCGGATGGACGCGACGGCGGCGCAGCAGGCAGCGGCAGAGGCCCTGTGGGACGTGTGGCGCAGCGGCGACCTGGACGGCTTCGACGTGGCATGGGAGCAGCTGCAGGCGGCCTTCGAGGGAAACGAGGCGACCTTTGAGCGGCTGGACGGCTGGCTGGACCGGCTGATGGAGGAATACAACAGCGCGGAGATGGACAAGGACTTCAACCCGGCCAACTGGATGGACATCCCGGCGACCTGGTGGAAGACGCCCGCCGGGAACGCGGACACGGGGGACAGCATCACGGGCAGCGACCTGCGGAACTTCCGGGGCCTGCCGGCGAGCATGGCGACCGCTGTGCAGCGGGGCGCAGCGGCCGGCGTGGCCGGGATCCGGGTGCAGCTGGACGGCCGGACGGTGGGCGAACTGGTGGCGCCGTATGTCAGCACGATCATTGCCCGCGACATTGGATAATGTCGCGGGATCGTGCTGACAATGCAGAATTAAGAATTCAGAATTCAGAATTAATACTCCAGAAGAACCGGAAGCCTTTGAAATATAAGGTTTCCGGTTTTTCGTCAACCAGGGAAAACGGAGAGGTGATGACATGCAGCTGATGAGGCGGGCAGCGCTGGACGGCGTGGAGCTGGACAGCATTGACAACCGGATCCTGATCCAGGCGATCGACGAAAGCGCCGGAAAAGACCAGGTGACGGCGGTGCCCCTGGGCGGAATCGACGGCAGCCGGGTGACAGGACAAAGGCGGGACTGGCTGGACGTGACGGTGCGCTTCACGATCAACGAAAAGAGCTACCACCCGGAAGACCGGGACGCGGTGCTGGACAAGGTGAAGAAATGGGCCGCGAAGGGCGGCGTGCTGACCGTGAACTACAAGACGGGGAAGCAGCTGAACGTGATCTGCGCCCAGCAGCCGGGAGCCGGCGACCTGGCCACGAGGCAGGCCTACGCGATCGTCTTCCGGGCCTACGGGGTTCCCTACTGGGAGGACGCAAGCGCGACGAGCGTGACCCTGGACCAGGGCGACAGCGGAGAAGGCACCCTGACCATGGGCGGCAGCGCGGAGAGCATCGGCGAGGCGCTGATCCGGAACGTGAGCGGGGAGACGATCAACACGCTGAGCGTGACCGTGAACGGCCGGGAAATGAGCTTTGCGGGCCTGGGACTGGCAAACAACGGGTATTTGACCATTGACCACGTGGAGGCGGGCGGAAGGCTGGTTAAACGGGCGAGAATCGGCACGGCGAGCGTGCTGGACAAGCTGACGGGGGCGGACGAGTTCTTCCTGCAGATCGGCGGGAACGCCGTGAGCTATGAGGCGGAAGGGGACGTGATCGTCACCGTGAGCGCGAAGGGGCGGTACGCATGATCAAACTGTTAAACGGGCACAGCCTGCAGGAAAAGGGCCGGATCCATCCGGAGACGATGCCGCTGGTCCTCACCGAGCGGCAGAGCCAGGCGACCATCACCCTGGGGCCGGCGGATCCGGCGATCGAGGTGGGCGAATGGCTGCAGGACACGGAAGACCCGGGCGCGGGGATCGTGTGGCGGGTGAAGACGCTGGAAAAGCAGCCGCTGCTGGAGACAAGGACGCTGCAGCTGGAGCATGTGATCAACACGCTGAAGGACGAGCTGATGTTCGGTGAGATCACGCCGAAGACCATCACCGGTAACAACAGCGCGGTGAACTGTACGGCAGCGGAGGCGATCACCTACATCCTGGGGCGGCAGAGCATCTGGGCGCTGGGAAGCATCGACAACGCCTACGCGAGCGTGTCGAACCCCTACGGATGGAACGGGGACAACCTGTTCGCGGCCCTGGAGGCCGTGACGGCGAGCCTGGAGGACGCCTACTGGGAATACGATTTCAGCGTATTCCCGTTTTTGCTGCATATCCGGAAGCTGAACGGCAGCGTGGACAGCGAGATGCGGGCCAGCCGGAACATCCAGACCCTGCGCTACACGGTGGACAGGAGCCGGATGTACACGCGGTTTTACCCGATCGGCAAGAACAACCTGCACATCGACGGGGACTACGTGAGCCGGAACGAGCAGATCTACGGCATCGTGAGCAAGGTGGAAACCGACCAGAGCAAGGACACGAAGGCGGAGCTGCTACGGTGGGCCAACGAGCGGATCGCGAGGCACTGCGAGCCCAGCGTGACGGTGACGGTGGCCGGGCTGGACCTGAGCGAGGCGACGGGCGAACCGCTGGACAAGTTCACGATCAACCGGCAGTGCCGGGTGCCGCTGAGCGAATACGGCACGGAGATCACCGAAAAGGTGACGAAGCTGCAGTGGGCCGACAAGATCAAGGAAAAAGAAAAGGTAACGGTGACGCTGGCGAACCTGCTGGAGGACGTGGCGAGCATCATCAACAGCCAGAACGCGAAGAGCGGGGGCGGCGGACGGGCCGCAGCAAAGAACGCGGAAGAGGATCACGCCTGGTTTGTGGACACGACGGACCACGTGGCGATGGTGGCCGAGGCGGTGGCCGGAGAAGGCGCTGCCCAGGACTGGAGCCGGGTGGCGGAGCTGTTGGTGGACGGAAACGGCATCCACCAGCGGGTGCAGGAAGCCAAGGATGACATCGTGACGGCCTTCAGCCTGATTGAACAGACGACCACGGCGATCCAGATCGAGATGGCGAGCGTGGTGAGCAGCGTGCACAGCTTCATCGAGATGACGCCGGAAATGATCCACTCAGAGGTGGCGGCCGGCGTGAGCACCATCGCCCACTCCGTTATCGAACAGACGGCCACGTACATCCACATGGAGGTGGAAAACGCGGCCAGCTCCATCACCCACAGCGTGATCGAGCAGACCACCGAGTACATCCAGACAACGGTGGAGGCCACGGCCAGCGAGGTGGCCTGGAGCGTGATCACGCAGACGATGACGAACATCGAGCAGCGGATCGCCAGGAAGAGCAAGACATACATCCAGCCGACGGACCCGAACGACGGGACGAACGTGCTGTATGACGGGGACATATGGATCCAGCGGGCCGACAAGAAGACCTGGAACGACACGGCGAACACGACATGGAACCAGCTGGCGAACCAGGCCTGGGAGAGCTTCTACGGCGACTACGTCTGGGTGTGGAAAAACGGCGGGTGGAAATTCGTCAAGAACACGGCCGTGGACGTGGAAAACGAGGTGAAGCTGGTACAGACCGCGGACGGGCTGGCCCTGGTGGGCCACGCGATCGACGCGGCGGGGAACGTGTTCAACAGCAACCTGGAGGTAACGGCCCGGCAGATCCGGGGCGAGGTTGAAACCGCCGAAGGAAAGCTCAATTCTGTGATCGAGCAGACGAGCACCTACATCCGGAGCATGGTGAACGACCAGGTGAACGGATTGTCGAGCATGATCGAGCAGACAGCCAGCCAGATCCGGACGGAAGTGAGCAACAGCGTGAGCAACATCCGGAGCAGCATCCAGCAGGAGGCGGACCGGATCAGCCTGGTGGTGGAAGGCACGGGAGCGAACGCCCACATCAAGCCGGCGAGCATTGTGGCGAGCATCAACAACGGGGCGAGCACGATCAAGCTGAGCGCCGACCACATCGACATCGACGGCCTGGTGAACCGGCTGCGGGCGATCGAGATCAACGTGAGCGCGCTGGAGGTGACCAACGGGATCGACTGCAAGCACATCGACTGTACGACGATCGACTGCACGGGCATCGGGACGAACACGGGCGACGTGACCTGCGGCGGCACGGTGGACACGTGGAAGCTGAAGGTGGACGACTACAGCGCGACATGGAAGAGCAAGACGATCGTGACGTACAACCTGTCAGACAGCCACGCCTTCATGTACCGGAGCGGAAACAACACGCCGACGATCCTGGGCAAGCTGGTGACAAGCCAGTCGAGCAGCACGATCTACTATCTGGGGAGGTAACAAAAAAATGGACGGGACAGGTGAAATCAAGGTAAACGACGGCGGCGGGCTGATGAACAACCTGGGGATGATTGACAGCCTGATCGTGGACTGCGAGAAGGGGATGAAGGCCCTTCTCGCGGGAAGCCCGCTGGAATACGCGGCGATTACGGTGGAAATGGTGAAAAAGCTGGGCCTGCTGAAGGCCGGCGTGAAGAACGACACGGAAGGCCTGCAGAGGCAGGTGGACGACCTGAAGAGACTGCTGGAGGCAGAAGGAGGACAGGAAGATGCTGCTGGATCTGTTTGTGACACACTGGACGGAAGACTGGGAAGTGGGGAAGAAAGGCTTCGGGATGTTATCGCTGCAGCGGGCGGTGGACTGGAGCAAGATCCGGATCACGCTGGTGCATGACGGAACGGATCCCTTTCCGGAGGAAAACTTCGAGGGGATGCCATTCAAGGTGAACCAGGTGACGATTCCGCACGGCGGGATCGCGAAGGCCAGGAACTGGTGCATAGACCACAGCGAGGCGGAATGGATTAAATTCTGCGACTTCGACGACATGTTCAGCGGGGTCTACGCGCTGCAGCAGATGATCGACAGCCTGGAAAAGGGCCAGAACTACGACCTTTTATGGTTTGAGCTGATCTTTGACGACCACGGGAAGGTGACCACGCGGACCCACCGGGATCCGGTTTTTGTGCATAACAAGGTTTTCCGGCGGAGCTTCCTGCAGGAGCACGGGATCCGCTTCCAGGAGCACCTGACCTGGTGCGAGGACAGCGCCTTCATGGCGGTGATCGAGATGGAGATCGACCACCAGCGGATCGGGAAGATCGTGGTGGCCAGCCCGATCTATATCTACATCGTGCGGGACGGGAGCCTGTGCAACCGGCCGGAAATCCGGTTCAAGAACCTGTGCAGCTTCTTCGACCGGCACTGCTACGTGGCGGAAGAGTTCCGGAAGCGGGGACGGTATGAGGAATACTGCACGATGTGCGTCCGGACGATGATGGACAGCTACTACACCCTGGTGAAGGCCCCGGGAATCACGGAGGACAAGAGCGGGCTGGAAAAACGGGTGTGGGAGTGGTACGAGGCGAACCGGAGCGCGGTGCTGGACTGCAAAAAGGTCCACTTTGAGCGGGTGCTGAAGGCAGTGAACCGGGAACGGTCTGACGGCGGCGTGATCACCGGGGAAGAATTTGTGAACTGGCTGAAAAGCCACGAGAGGGGTGAGAAATAAGTGTCGAGCAGCACAACGAAGTTTGCACTGACCAAGCAGGACGGAGATGAGAACCAGAGCCTGCCGATCCTGAACCAGAACCTGGACAAGATTGACACGGAAATGAACAAAAGCCGGCCGCTGCCGCTGAGCAAGAGCAGCGTGAGCAGCCTGCCGACGACCATCACGGACAGCCGGATCACGGCGACGATGATCTGCCCGCCGGGCGGGTGCCGGCTGAGCAATCAGGCAGCGCAGCGGAGCGACTGGACCGTGGCGACGGCTGCCGGGAGCGTGACCATCAGCGGGACGATCAACGGATCCACTAATATCTACCTGTGGCTGGAAGAGCCGATGACGTGAGAAAGGGGAAGAACATGAAACGGTTGATTTATAAGCCTTCCACGCTTCTGTGGGGGGGGTATTACGGAAGATCTCCGGAAGGAGGTCAGAGGCGGCCTGATCTGAGTGATCAGGGGCTGATTGATTGCGGGGAGGTGTCTCCCTGATGGCAAACAGCACGATACAGAACCCCAACGCGAAGGCCACCGTGACGATCACGCTGGACACGAGCAAGGTGGCGGTACGGAGCTGGGGCAAGATCGCAGCCAGGATTGTGGACGGGCTGCTGATCATCATCGGCCACGGGCTCTACGCGCTGAACCCGATCGCAAACGAGACGGTGGTGGCGACGGTGAGCAACGTGAGCGGCCTGGAGACGGTCAGCTGCGCGGCGAAGGTGGACGGACAGACGGAGCCGGGGATCGCGATGTTCAGCAGCAACACGCTGCGGCTGATCAATATCCAGCACGACGACAAGGCGATGTATTTCACACTGGTGGTGCCGATCATGTAAATCAATCAGCCAGGCCGAGAAGAGCATGGCAAACAGCACGATTCCCTATGAAAGCGTGCAATATGCAACGCCTACGAAAACGGATTCTTCGATCTGGGTGAGCGGCACGGTGTCGCTGCGGAGAAAAAACGGCGTCGTACAGATCAAGATCGACGGCGCGACCTTCGGAACGGTCAGCAGCCGGGCAACATTTGCCACGGTGCCGTCCGGATGGGAGCCGGCGACGGAAACCTATTTCTTTGCCAGCGACGGGAACCGGTCGTACCTGATCAAGACCAACGGCGAGATTCAGGCGAACGCGCAGGGCTCCGGCCAGGTGTGGGGGACCGGGATGTATCTGACCGCCTGACGGGCGGATGAATAAAACAACAAAATAAGCGAAGACAAGGAGGAGACCAGGATGAAGACCAAAACGTACAAACTGAAAGACCTGGAAAAGGTCGTGATCGGCCTTGGCTATGTGGGGGAAAATGATCACACCCGCGTCGTAATTGACGCGGGTGAGGTTTTTGGCGATCACCCGCAGGCCACCGTGGGCATGGCCGTGGTGCCGCCCATGGGCGAGCGGTTCCCGGTGACGGTTGCCAGGGACGGCGACCTGGTGGAATGGACCGTGAAGAACAGCGTGCTGATCCATGACGGGGACGGGCTGTTCCAGCTGACCTTCATGGACGGGTCTGAGATCATCAAGAGCTGCCGCGGACAGTTCCGGGTGAAGGAAAGCATCCCTGACGGCGGAGACGTGCCGGATCCGATCCAGGACTGGATTGACGAGGCCAACGAGGTAGTGGAAGAGGCCCGGGAAGCAGCTGCTGCAGCGGAGCATCAGCCGCGGATCGGCCAGACGGGGTACTGGGAGATCTGGGACCTGCAGGAGGGCCAGTATGTGACCACCGGCGTGAAGGCCCAGGGCGAACAGGGCGATCCCGGACCTGCAGGCGAAGACGGAGCGCCCGGCCAGGACGGACACACCCCGGAAAAGGGCGTGGACTACTGGACAACAGAGGATCGGGCAGCGATGGCAGCGGACGTTGTCAGTGACGTGATCGACGACACGGCCGGGGACGGTGACACCAACAAGACCTGGAGCGCCGATAAACTGAATGATCAGTTTGGGGGTGTATTGAACGATATTGCACAGGTGGACACCGATGTTGATGATCTGCTTGACCATGAAACATATGAAGCAGGAAGCGGAACAGAATACGAACCTATAACAGAAAATAGTCATGTCGCATCTGCAAGATTCACAATCAATCAATATGATGTTGCTTATATATCAACTCCGACAACAACGACCATGACAATTTACCCTGTTGAACAGGGTAAAACATATAAAGTTAAAGGATACTGTGATGGTACAAAAAACAGACCTTTGCTGATTGTTGCAGACAGTGTTGTAACAAGCGGTACGATTGCAAATAATACTTATTATGATTTACTGTTAGGAACATCTGCTGCAAGTCCTGCTGTTGATGAACAGGAATATACTGCGCTGCGGACGGGTTATTTGTATATCAACTCTAACGGATCTTCCTGCGGTGTCTGGCTGAAAAAGACCGTAACGCAGACAAAATACCACATTGATGATGTTATGGACGATGTGGACGAATTGAAGGAAGATGTTGCACAGAACGAATCAGACATAGCAGATATTCTTTTAAATGAAACCTATCCCGGAACAGGTTCATCAGAGTATATATCCGTGTCCCATGACAAATCTGCTGATTCGTCAAGAATGACGATCAACGCAAGTGATAAGGTTTATGTTTCAACACCGACTACCACAAAATTAAGGACTTATCCTGTGGTACAAGGCAAGAAATACAAGGTCAAGGGATACTGTGACGGGTCGAAAAACAGACCTCTGCTTGTTGTCGCTGATACTTCCGTTGTCACAGGTGATATTGCAACGGCAGGAAACTATGATGTATTTCTTGGAACTGCTACACAGAGCGCAGCGGTGCAGGAAACAGAGTACACGGCATTAAGGACAGGATATTTGTATATCAACTATCTTGATTCTACGTGCGGTGTATGGTTACAGAAACCTGTTGAAACGGTGAAATATAAAATCAATGATGCGCTTGAAGATATTGACGAACTGACAAAGGCAGTATACAAAGCGGTTATTGATTCTGCTTCTGCTCTGACAAAGAGTGTTCCGGTCAATGCAAAACCTGTCGCAAAAATCAAGAGCATGGCAAACAGCGTAACACTGATCCGGTCAATTCTTGGCAGAAACCTTGCGAATAAAGATGCTGTTGGTGATGTTGTGGTTGATTCCTCAAACACAACGCAGAAGGGCATCAAGACAGTAAAACTGCCAGCAGGACGGTATTACATCAATCTTGGTGCGATGGCAAATACCACAAGGTTTGTGATCCTTGAAAAAGGCATTTACTCCTATGCGTATTATGCCGATCAGCAGCCCATGATCTACAACATTGTAGATCCAAACGGTGGGTATATCATCGTATATTCTGATACAGTGGCACATCTGGGTGATATGGGTAGTCTTATCATCGCAAGGCTGAAGAACGGCGAATCGTCCGTAAGCTATGAAGCGTATGCAGAGAAATCCTATACACCGGAAGATATTGAAACAAACAAAAATATCATTGTGTATCCGTTCGGATTGATTGTGTTTGAAAACAGTGGAGATAATAACGTTGCATCTGTTGTCGAGTACACAATCACAGGGAAAAAGGACGAAACAACAACAAGGAAGGACTTCATAACCTCACCAGATGGGACAAGATTCTTCCCCATGATAAAGAATGACGGAAGCATGACAGCAGCGAGAGTTGTACCGAAAAAAGCATTGTTTATCGGTAACAGCTTGACTTCCGGTTGGCAGACCTTTGGCGAATCCGCAACAGAACACACGAAGGACTTTATTGCTCGTTTCTCTGATGTAATTGCTGATATGGACAGTGATTATGAATTTGAAAGAATATGGGCAACAGGGTTTGAACAGCAAACATCATTAGCAGATGCACAGGCATGGACAACCACAAACATTGATCCGTCCCTTTCGTCTGACATTGATTTGATCGTTGTTCAGCTTTCAGACAATGTTACCGGATCGGCAACAGGTGCAGCGTTTCCTGATGATTCTCTGTGGTTGCTTCAGCATTTACGTGAAACCTGTCCGAAGGCAAGAGTTGTCTGGATGAGCGTATGGTTTGACCGTGGCCATGTGCAAACATTGCTGGACAACACGAAAAACACCGGATGCGAATATGTGGACATCAGACCTTTGTATAACATTTCCAATATTGCGTATATCGGCATGGTGTACGAAATGGAATCTGATTATACAAAATCATACGATGTTGATTCGTTCTCTGTGAATGATGGAGAAATCACACTGAATTTCACGGTGGACGGTACGCAGTACACGGCAACAATACCGTCTTACACTTCATACACTTCATCCGGTGATACGCAGATTTCCGTAACAGGTATTTATCATGTTGCGAATACCTATTACGCATCAATTCATCCGAGTGATGAAGGATTCCGTAAGATTGCCAACAAACTGCTGTTTGATCTTGGCATTTCAGACAGCGAAGAAACGATACCTGTTGACAGTGAATAGGACGCTATTGTTAAGCAGAGAATGGCTGAAGAAGGGAGGCAAAATGAGTGAATACAGCAGCGTTTGTGGATGATCTGATTGCCAACCTGAAGGGACAGGTGGCCAGTGGAGGAATACCGCTCAGCGAGGCAGCCTGGCAGGCCGGCATGGCCTGCCTTGGCTGGCCCTACGTGTTCGGCGCCTGGGGCGCAAAGTGCACCGTGAGCGAGCGGCAGTATCGGCTGCGGCTGAATCCTTCCAAGACGACGATCCAGACAAAGTGCAAGGCCTTCGATGGAGGCAGCTGCAGCGGGTGCCAGTGGTTCCCGGGAGGCGAGCGGGTAAGGTGCTTCGACTGCAGGGGATTCACGGACTGGCTGCTGAAGCAGTTCGGGTTTGATCTGCAGGGCGAAGGAGCCACGAGCCAGTGGAACACGGCAAAGAACTGGTGCGCGAAGGGCCTGGTGGCGGACGGCATCCCGCAAGGGGTTCTGGTGAACCTCTTTATCCGGAGCGACACGGGCTCCATGAGCCACACAGGGTTGTATCTTAATGGATCCACCCTGGAGTGCAGCAGCGGGGTGCAGCATAACGCAACAATGAAGAAGAACAGGTGGACACACTGGGCTGTGGCCGCCTGTTTTGCTGATGTGATGAAAGGAACAGCGCCAGCTATACCGGCGAAGGAGGAACCCGTGGCGAGCACTGTGAAGACCCTGAAGAAGGGAAGCAAGGGCGAGGCCGTGAAGAAGCTGCAGCAGCGGCTGCTGGAGCTGGGTTACAAGCTGCCGAAGTTCGGCGCTGACGGTGACTACGGCAGCGAGACTGTGGCGGCTGTGAAGGCCTTCCAGCAGGACTGGGGGCTGAAGGTGGACGGCATCGCGGGACCGGAGACGCAGCGGATCCTGGAGACGGCAGTGCCCAAGGAACCGGCGAAGAAAACGTACAAGGTGATCGTTGAAGGGGCCAGTGAAGAGGTGGCCAGGGAGATCGTCACCAGATACGGAGGGACAATGATGGCCGAGGGGTAACGGACGAGATCGAGCGCTGCATGACATACGACCAGGCGGACGTGTGCAGGGGCGCGAGCGGCAGGAAGCTGCGGCAGGTGTGCGTGTGGTGTGACAAGTACAGAAAGTATTTACAGGAGGAAGAACATGAGAGAGTACGCGATCGAGCTGCAGGACGGGGCGATGCTGACGCTGGCCTTCACGCCTGAACAGGTGGAGACCGGAGCAGCTGACCAGGATTTCTTTAACAGGTGCATATACGCACGGGTGAGCTCTGTGGAACACCACACGGTGATGCTGGTGGATGAGACAGGCAGGGTCGTCCGGCGGGAGCACTTCTATCACCCGAAGAACTGATCAAGAATAAATCCGGAGGATCCGGATGAGATAGATCTGCGGGGAAGGAGGTGAACACTATATGCCGACAATCGAAGGACCGAAGGTGGCGTTGAGCTTCGATACCCTGTTATTGGCCGCTGCAGTTATTCTTGCAGGCATTGGGGTCCTGGTGGCCGTTGTCAAGGGTATCGAAGCATGGAAGAAGATCTCTTTGAGGGATCGCGTGAGGGAGCTGGAGAGACGAATGGACGACGCAGAAAAGCGACTGAGAAAGGGGGACAGGATTTTCAGGACGCAGTCTGACGACATGGGGCAGATCCTGGCAACCATGCAAGGGCTGTTGCTCCACTTTTTAACCGGGAATGATCACGAACGTCTGAGAGAGACGAGCGACGAGCTGACGGCCTACATGGCCTCACGAGCGACAAGAGAAATGGAGGAAAATGAATAATGAAGAAGTTGCTGTATTGTGTGCTGCTGATCGCCATGCTGACGCTGATGTGCTCCGTGGCGGTGGCTGAAGGCGAGCTTCCTGCAGATCCGCTGGACTGGGGCCAGTTGGCGACGATCGGTGGCGCGACGATGTTCGTGCTGCTGGTGGTGCAGCTGCTGAAGCTGCCGATCGACAAGATCTGGAAGATTCCCACCAGGATCGTGGCGTATGTGATCGCATTGATCGTTATGCTGCTCGCTACATGGTTTACAACAGGATTGACACTCAGTAACGCACTGCTGGCCGCAGTAAATGCCGTAATTGTGGCGCTTGGTGCCATGGGTGCGTATGAGCTTACGTTTGCAAAGGCAGGTAAATAAATACAGAATTAGCCGGCGCGTGGTCGTGAGAAGCGATCACGCGCCGGCTCTTTTTTTCTGCAGAAAAATCGCCGGTATTTAGGGGAGCGGGTCACGCGGATTGGGAAAAGCCTCGCGACATTTTTTTCGTTTTTACGCTGCCGATTTGATAACCAGCCAGCCGGCAGGGCTCGCTCTTGACCTATCCCGCCCTGGGTCGCCCTGGAAAATAAGGGAAACGGACAC